TCGGAGGTTCAACCCGGATGATCGGAACCTCCGGGTCAACATTCACATCGAGCTTCGGGTCAGCGGCAGCGACCGTGATGTACGCACGCCCGTAAATCAGGGCATCCGTATGGCCTAGCGTGGCCTCGACATCAAGATCGTTGGCCTGCCACCAGTCCCACAACTCGGCGTCAGCCTCGTCAGCGCCACCAAGCCGGAAACCTTCAACCTCCTGGCGTTCCGCAACCGCATCCACATACAAGCGGGGGTAGCCCACATGGGCTAGCAGACGCCGCATCTCAATAGGTACCGCCAACCCGATAGCGTCGGGCCGGCGAACACTGTCGTAGTACGCCTTGTCCTCGCGGAGCGGGATCTGTCGGTTCTCGTAGGCGTTAAGTAACTCGTCCCGCGCTCTATCCAGGTCAGCCACAGGCCTCTACCCCTAACTGGGCCTCAAGCTCAATAATCCGCAGTTGCAGACGAGCAATCTCAGCCTCGTAATCGCGCCGTGCCAGCATTTCAAGAGTGTTCTCAGCTTTAGAAGCAAGCTGAAGATGTTCCGGATTAACACATCGCGCATTGGCGCATTTGTGATGGACGGTCTTACCTTTAATATCTTCACCCGTATGCAGCCAATACATATGTCTGTGCGCTAGGATTTGACGTTTACGCCCTACATCTTGATCTACCCAAACAAACGCATATTTCTGCTTTTGGTATTTGCCAAAGATCAGGCAATCGCCTTCCAAATCAGACGCAGCAATCATGGACTCTTTAGTCCAAGGGGTGCTGTCTATCCGCAATTTGGGACGTAACGGGGAAAGTTCCTTACCCGCCTTTTTCTGGCTATCGTGTCCAGCGCACAAACCCTTGGCTTTGTATGGGCGGCTGCACCCTTCAAACTCACACGTTCTCACTTGAGAACAACCGCCTTTCGTGTCCTGAACTTCTTGGAAACCAAATAGTCATAACGACAGCCATAAGCGAGAACCGCGCAGACTGCGCTGTCGATTTTCCGCGAAGAATCTTTTGAAGCCTTGCGGATCGAGATTGAATCGTATTGCGTTGGGTACCTCTTTGCGTTCAATACATGCTGGCGCAATGTCAAGTTGCCGTCGTGAATCAACTCACGTTCCAAGACGGCATCCATAAACCGTTCGCAATCAAGGCTGAAGCGTTTTGTGTTGCCACGCATGTCGAAAGCTACCGGCGAATTAGCGGATGCTTTTACCTTGAGTTTGCGACCGTAGTCCTTAGACCAAGCATCAACGTAACTTTCAAATTCCTTCACGTCAGCCCGGAAACCGACAACATCATAAGACTCAAAACAAGACCTAACCGTGGCATCAACGTCTTCCCTTGGTACTTCATCGCCGGGGAAATTACGAGGATTCCATGCTTTGATAAGAAATATCGCAGCGTCCTCGATCCTGCAAGCCACTAATGCTGTCCAGTCATTACTTTTGGAGCCGTCAAAGCCTAAAGTAATGCGGTCGCCTTTTGCCAACACCAACCCAGGCTCATTAGCGGCGTCCCATTCGTAAGGGGCTATCCAGCTATCTTCGCTGGCTTGGACTTGATTCAAAAACTTTCTGCGAGACTCGGTGACCGGGTTGCGAACATCGAGAACCGATTCGATGATCGAATCGACCGGAAGCCACACCGAATCACCACGGGCTATCTCGATGCCCTCACGAAGCTTCGCCAACCCTGCGGCGTACCCTTCCGGGTCTTCCCGCTCAGACGGTATTTCCGACACAGGTGTGTCAGCGGGTGCTTCGAGTGCGTCGTACAGGGTGCCGACATCGACAGCCTGACCGGACTGGACCGCCTGCCAAGCGTCGTAGTCCCGTTCGGCAACGGAGTCATCGCCGGGGATGTGGGCGTTGCAGATCGACAGGATGCGGGCACCGGGGATCTTGGTGACGTTGCCCTCGATGACACCGGCAAGGTCATGGCCGTCATTGGAGTCCACCCACCACTGGGTTTCGTTACGGATCACCAGGGTGGGGCGGTTGCCCTCCATCGAGTGCGGGGAGGATGTGACAGCTTCGATCCTGCCGCCCGCCGCACTGTAAATGATGGTCTTGTTGACTTCAAGGCCGTAGTCCTCTTTCAACTGGGAGGACACCATCACCGGGAACAGCGACATCGTGTTCTTGGTTTGTTCTTGGGACACCGCGACGATCTGAATCCACGCCGCGTGCCTGGCCTTGCCGACAGGTTCACCGTCCGCGTAGTGGCTGAAAGCTACTGGGCCGCACAGTTCCGCAAGGGACAGGGCTGCGCCCAAGGGGTCTTTGCCCCAGCCTTTCATCCTTCTCAGGACGCCGTTGCGGTGACAGTATTTGCCGTCTTCATCGACGGCGTACCACCACAACACCCAGCGGGCCTGCTCCAAGGTTGGCAGGAACGCTTCGCCGGCGTTCTCCCCGCCGGGTGTCTTGACGTATTGAGCCCACCAATTCAAAACACCCCAACCCAGGGTTCGCTCAGGCAGATGCCATGAACTGTCAAAGGTTTTGCGCCACGTCGGGCCGATGATGTGCGGCGGTGCCGGGAGCAGTTCTTTCTCATCCACTCCCGACACCCTCCTAGCTTCTATTTTCTCTGGAACGGCAGTATGTGACGTTCGACCAATGAAACCTGTATGTGGCGTAGCCGTTCGACAACACGAAGAAATCCCCGGCTAACTCCAAATCACCGACCAACGTCACCGACTCGCCGCTGGTCAACATCACCGTGTGTTCCATGTCAGATCACCGGAAGCAGCAGCATCCTGACGAACGCCGACAGCAGAAGGAACAGTGCTAGTGAACCCAACGCCAACTGGATCTTCGGGCCGCTGAACTTAGTAGCCACGCTCCCGAAAAACAGCACCAGTGCGAACATGATCGTCAACATCGTGTATTTGCCCGACACTGCGCCGTAGATGCTGGACTCGGCCAACAACTCCTCAGCCTTAGATGCAAGCTGCTCAGACTTCTCCTGACCTGGCGGCACATAAGAGTCCAGGGCTAGCGGTGTGCCTTTAGGCAGTTTCCCCTCAGCAGGGTCAACTGCACCCAACCAAGTGTCCTGCGCCTCATCCAACTCCGGTGAGAACCGTTCAACCACAAACGCGGCGAAATCATCCCGGCCCAGCAGGATCGCTTTCTGCCACTCAATCCACACCGACGCATCCACGCTGGTTTGTTCCGCGCCACGCGCAGCCCACCGGCTTGAATCCGCACGCAGCACCGTGGACTCTGACACCAAACTGGAACCCCGGCCACCCCAACGGGAAGCCTCAAACGAAGCCCAGGTAGCGGAGATAGCTGCGACCGCCATGATGATCGCCATAATGTTCTCGAACCACCGTTGCCGGCGCTCGGGAAGGGTTTCGACGTGATCCTTCTCCTGGGCGGCGAACAGGAACTCTTTAACGCCGGTCACGGCGTAACCTGCATCCGCATCATGTACGACATGCCTGTCTGGATTATGGTCTTCAGCATCATCGCCCCGACAAGCGTCCACAACTCTTTGTCGAACACATCGGCACCAGGACCGATCACTGTTGCGCCCGCCGCCAACGCGGCGAACCCAATATCAATAGCTGCGCCCTGAATGAACGTGCGGGTGGTGACAACGCCACCGGAGAAAGATTCCTCCAGGTGTTCTACTTGGTCCTCAAGCTCGTCGGTTTTCTTATCGACAGCTTTCTGGATCGCTTTCTGCGTATTCGCCACCATCTGCTGCTTGTTCTGCGCGACAGCAGTGTTCACAGCCTCTTTGATGAGCGCACCCAGGTCGATCCCAGGTGGGACAGCCGGGGCCGCAGGCGGCGGTTGGTACTGCGGCACAGGGGCGTGGGCGTAGCTGTAACCCGGTGCCTGCACAACGTCGTACTGCATCTGCTGTGGGGGTGCCGGGGGTGCCACCTGTCCGGGTGGCGGCGGGGCGGGCCGTGGGGGTGGCGGGCCTGGTTGGCTTTCCCACGGCATCAAGGTAATTCCTCCTAGAAACTGTTACGAGTTTCCTCGTAGAGGGCTCGGGCATCAACCCCGGCACGCTGACACAACTCGAACACCAAACGCTGAGTCAGAAGCCCTTCGGCGCGGATGTTCAGCAGCAAGCTGTGATCGTCCTCCTCCACGCTGTGATGCCAAGGACGGCCAGTGAGCGGGGTTCCCGGAGCCAGCGACGGCTCAGGAGCCGGCGGAGGAGGTGGTGGTGGTGGTGGTGGTGGTGCAGGTTCGTGAACACCTGGCTCCAGGGCACCATCCAACACCTGCAACGGATCCACCTTCGCCCCCGGATCGTAACCACGCGGCATATACGACAGATGCAGATGCGCGGCCACACCACCGTTGGTGCCCTCGTTGGGGTTGATTATGCCGATCTGCTGACCCGCTTGGACTTTCGCACCCACAGTGAGCGCCTGCTCCCGAACGATGTGGCCGTACTCCCACACCCCGCCACCCTGCGAATCGTCGGAGTCGATGACGAGCCAACCGCACGGGTCCGGGCCGCCGTAACCAGCTGCGGCACCGGAGAAGATGACCGTCCCCGACTGCACCGCGAAAACCGGGCGGTCCCCAGCACCGCCGTTGAAACCGAAATCCACCCCGGTGTGGATGGTTCCCCACCTCGGGCCGAACGGGCTGGTGACAATCCGATCCGCGGTGACCGGCCAGAACCGGCCCTGAGTGGCAACTGGGGCGGGACCGGGCAGCGCCGGGGAATCAACAGAGCCGTGGGGCCGCGCCCAGATGTAGCCTTTGCCGGCTGCGAGCAGAACGGTCTGCGCCAAGGTCAGCCAATAGCCCCACTTGCCGGGGGTTGACGGCCCACCGGAGTCGGTGATCCACACCGCCCGCTGGTTATCCTCATCGGAGTAACCATGCGCCGAAACATAATGGTATGTGGTCCCGAAATTGTAGAAACTCGGTGCCGGCCCGGAACCTTTGATCGGGAACGGGATATTCGATAGGGGGGCAACGAAATTGATGACCAGACCGAACCCACCATCAATGCTGGTGACAAGGTGATCCCAGAAGGCTTCCACCTCAGCCTGCGTCGGCGGGTCATTGGGCAGCGACACGGTGATGTAGTCGGCGTTGTGGACGTACTCATTGAGGACACGCTCAATGAGCCCGAGGTGGTCGGTGCCGCCCTCATGGGTCTGGCACTTAGCGGCCAGGACATGCTCCTCAACGTGGATGCCCCTGTCCGACAGGCACATCTGTGCGCTGGCCGGCCCGCACCAGTACCCGGTTTCCTGGGCTGCTAACTCCGCGTTATAGGGGAGGATCTTCTCGG